TTTTTAGTTAATGAATCAACTACAACAAACACAGAAGTTAGATTAGCGTTTGCTGCTCACACAAATGATATTATTAGTACAGGAAGATATTCTTATATTTCTGCAAAAAATACTAGTGGAAGTAATGGGCAAGATTTAGTATTTGCAACAAATGCAACAGGAGCAAGTGCTACTCCAAAACTCACCATCTCATCGAGTGGTAATGTGGGAATAAATAACGGACAAAGTAGAGGCAAAATAACTATTGGAGATAACTCTTCAGGTGCTGTAACAAGAGGTATTGTGCTAGAAAATAGAGTAGCAAATGCACAAGGAACTGGATCATCAATAGAATTTTATGTTAACACAGGTGATAATGATAGATGTGCTATAATTCAAAGTGTTCAAGAAACAGCAGGCAATTATGCTAATCTTGAATTTTTTACGGCAAACAATGGTGCTCCAACAAAACGACTCACCATCACATCTGGGGGTGTAGTAAATATAAACACTACAGGAAGTGGAACTCAAAAACTACAAGTTATAGGTGGAATACAAATGTGGTATGATACTAATTTTAATAGATCAACTAAAGTAGGTTATGATGGTATTTATATCACAGGATCGCAAAATGGTTATTTATATTCTCCACAAGATTGGGTATTTTGGGCTGGAGGCTCTGAAAAAATGCGACTTGCTTCGGGTGGTAACTTGTCTATTGGATCAACAGCTAATAATGCTAAGTTTTTTGTTTATGGAAATAATCACGGTGGTACTGGATATTACTTAGGTTATTTTTATAATGATGGAAATGGTCAAGATAGATATGGAGTAAGAATAAATGGTGGAGCAAATGACGGTAGTGGAACTACTGTTTACTTAAGGTGTGATGATGGAGATGCTACTGAAGTAGGTGGATTAAAGAATGTTAGTGGAACTTTTCAACTTTTTGATTCATCTGATATAAGTTTAAAAGAAAATATAGAAGATACTGATATAAAAGGTTTAGAAAGAGTAAATGCTTTAAAAGTAAGAAAGTTTAATTGGAAGAAAAACGGAATACTAAACGTAGCTGGTTTTGTTGCTCAAGAAGTAGAGAACGTTATACCAGAAGCATCAAGTCCTATGGATAGCGGATTGCTATCTGTTTCTGTAACATCAATGGTACCAACTTTAGTAAAAGCAATACAAGAACAACAAGATCAAATAGAATTATTAAAACAAGAAGTAGAATTATTAAAAAACAAATAAAATGGCAATAACATATACATGGGACTGTAAAACAGTCGACACATATCCAACTAAAGACGGAAAGTCTGATGTAATATTTAATGTTCACTATAAGTTAAAAGGTGAAGATGATACTACAGAAAAAAATGTAGCAACTACTTATGGTGTAGCATCTATAAATACTGATGATTTAAGTACCTTTACTGCTTTTGCTGATCTTAAAGAATCAGATATAATTGGTTGGGTGGAATCATTTTTAGGTACTGACAAAATTACGGTTTATAAAGCTAATATTGATGCACAGATAGCAGAGAAAATCACACCAACAGTAGTAACAAAAACAATTGGTGTGTAATAGTTAATTATAAGTAAATTAAATTTAATCATATAAATAAATTAAAATGGAAGATATAGTATTAAAAATTAAAGACGAAGAGTTAAAAGAGCTGCAAGGTAGGGTTAATATAATTAATCAAGTACAGCTTCAAATTGGACAATTAGAAACTCAAAAGCATAACATGCTTCATGAGCTAGCTACTAGTCAAACAGTATTAAAAGAGATACAAGACAAGCTAGAGAAAGAATATGGTAAAGTTAGCATTAACATTGTTGATGGAACCTATGAACCAATCAAGGAAGATGAGCAGCAAGCTAATACGTAAAATTAGTATTGGTAAAGATTATAAAAATGAAGCTATGCATTACTCCGTGGGCCAAGAGGTCTACGGAGGGCATACTATTTGTAATATTATAGAAGAAGACGATAAGTACAGTATCTATATTAAAAAAGAAAAAGATGTTTTAATATGGAAAGATTTTAACAAGAATATGGCTGTATCTGTTGAGTATAATTTACAGTATTAATGAAGAGTATTTATGATTTTATAATTGAACCAAAAAATACTAGATATAACAACACTAAAAAGGTTGGTGATAAAGAACTTGTATTAAATACTGAGATTTTTAATCATCAATATGTTAGTAGAGAAGCTGTTATAAAACATTTACCACTAGCCATACAAACTGAACTACAAGTAGGTGATGAAGTTATAATTCACCATAACGTGTTTAGAAGATGGCATAACATGCAAGGTAAAGAGAAAAACAGTAGAAGTTATATAGATGAAAACACTTATTGTGTAAAAGAAGATCAAATATATTCTTACAATAGAAATAACCAAGGTTGGAAAACACTTAATGGTTATTGCTTTGTTAAGCCAATTAAATCTAATGATAATTTTACTACTAAAAAAGAAGAAGTTTTAGTAGGTATAATGAAGTATATGGATCCTTTATTAAAAGAGTATAATATTTCAGAAGGTGATTTAGTAGGTTTTACGCCTGATAGCGAATATGAATTTGTTATAAATGGAGAAAAATTATATAGAATTTTAACTACAGATATTTCTTTGAAATATGAATATAAAGGAAACGAAGAAGAGTATAATCCAAGCTGGACAAGTAGCAGTTGAAGAACTAATTAAAGTAGCTAAAGAAGCCATTGTTGATTCAGATGATGATATATCTGCTGATAGATTAAAAAATGCTGCAGCCACAAAAAAACTAGCTATATTTGATGCTTTTGAAATACTTAATAGAATACAAGAAGAAGAGAATATATTAGAGAATAAGGTACCAGTTGATACTGACAAGGATGTATCTTTTGGTGGTTTTGCTGAAAGGAGATCTAAATAATGTACAAACAAACTTTATATGAGGTTATAGAACCAATAAAGAAAAGTACTATATCTAGACTTAACAGAACCAAGAAATGGAATTACGGTTATAACAAAGAACATGATGTTGTTGTTATTAGTAAGACAGGAAAGATCGGCGATGTGTATAGCATACAAGGATTAAAAATCGCTTTACCAAAAGTTGAGCACATAGTAAGGTTTAAAAGCAATAAGTTTGAAACAAAAGAATATCCTAAGGAATTAAGTAAAATTAAAACAATATTTGATTGGAAAGAATATCCTAACGAGTTTAAAGAGAGATATATAGAATATATAGAAGATGAGTTCAAAATTCGAGATGAAGGCTTATGGTATTATAACAACAATGTTTCTACTTATATTACTGGCACTCATTACATGTACTTGCAGTGGAGTAAAATTGACGTCGGCAAACCAGACTTTCGTGAGGCCAATAGATTATTCTATATATTTTGGGAAGCCTGTAAGGCCGATATACGATGTTATGGAATGTGTTACCTTAAGAATAGACGGTCAGGGTTCTCTTTTATGGCGAGTGGTGAAACCGTTAACCTGGCAACCATATCCAGTGATGCACGCTACGGAATTTTGTCCAAGTCCGGTCCCGATGCTAAGAAAATGTTTACAGATAAAGTCGTACCAATATCCGTCAACTACCCGTTCTTCTTCAAACCAATCCAAGACGGTATGGATAGACCTAAAACAGAACTTGCTTTCAGAGTACCAGCATCTAAGCTTACCAGACGGAGTATCACGAGCACCGAAAAACCAGAAGACCTACAAGGTTTGGACACCACAATCGACTGGAAGAACACGGGTGACAACTCCTATGATGGAGAGAAACTCAAACTCCTTGTACATGATGAATCAGGTAAATGGGAGAGGCCAAACAATATACTCAACAACTGGCGCGTCACAAAAACAACGTTAAGACTAGGTAGTAGAATTATTGGCAAATGTATGATGGGATCCACGTCTAATGCTTTAGACAAAGGTGGTGAGAATTTTAAGAAACTATATAGAGATTCCAACGTAGAGAAAAGAAATAAAAACGGACAAACAAGTTCTGGTCTTTATAGTTTATTTATTCCAATGGAGTGGAACTATGAAGGATTTATAGATGAATATGGTTACCCTGTTTTTGATACACCAGATAACGAAGTTAAAGGGCCTTTTGGTGAATATATAGACATCGGTATATTAGAACATTGGCAAAATGAAGTTGATGGATTAAAAAATGATCCTGATGCTTTAAATGAATTTTATCGGCAGTTTCCTAGAACAGAGGAACATGCATTTAGAGATGAAACTAAGAATAGTATATTTAACTTAACTAAGATATACGAACAAATAGATTATAATGAAGACATATCAGGATCTTCAGTAGTTAACACGGGTAGTTTTCAATGGGTTAACGGTATTAAAGATTCACAAGTTATATTTTATCCAGACCCAAAAGGTAGATTCAAAATAAGTTGGATACCACCTTCTCATTTGCAAAATAGAGTTATCGAACTTAATGGTTATAAAACACCAGGAAACGAGCATATGGGAGCGTTTGGATGTGATAGTTATGATATTTCGGGGACGGTCGACGGACTAGGTTCCAAAGGAGCACTGCATGGACTCACCAAATTCTCTATGGAAGATGCTCCTCCTAATCACTTTTTCTTAGAATACATTGCTAGACCTCAGACTGCTGAGATATTCTTTGAAGATGTTTTGATGGCATTAATATTTTATGGTATGCCAATACTAGCTGAGAATAACAAACCTAGACTTTTATACTATTTAAGACGTAGAGGTTATAGAGGTTATTCTATGAACAGACCTGATAAAAGTTGGAACAAATTATCTACTACAGAAAAAGAGATTGGTGGCATACCCAACTCTAGTGAAGACATTAGGCAAGCACACGCAGCGGCTATTGAAATGTATATACAAGAACACGTTGGTTTAAAAACTAATGGTAACTATGGTGATATATATTTTAATAGAACATTAAATGACTGGTCTAGATTTGATATAAACAATAGAACAAAGTTTGATGCAGCTATAAGTTCAGGTTTAGCTGTTATGGCTTGTAATAGAAATTTATATGCATCAAATGTAAAAAAACAAAAACAAAACATAAACATTAGTTTCTCAAGATATGAGAATAAAGGAAGCTTTTCAAAAATAATAAAATAGAAATATGGCTGAATCAATTACTAAAAACTATTTTCCTAGCCAAGTCGTAAGTGACTTAGAAAAAATAACACCTCAATATGGTTTGAAGGTTGCTAAAGCTATTGAAAGTGAATGGTTTGACAAAGACTCTGGAGCTAATAGATATAAAAGTAATGAACTTACTTTTCATAGACTTAGGTTATACGCTAGAGGTGAACAGTCAATACAAAAGTATAAAGATGAATTATCTATAAATGGTGATTTGTCTTATCTTAATTTAGATTGGAAACCAGTACCTATTATACCAAAATTTGTTGATATAGTTGTTAATGGTATATCTGAAAGAACTTATGATGTAAAAGCTTATTCTCAAGATCCATATGGAGTTAGTAAAAGAACTGAATATATGGAAAGTGTTATTGCTGACATGAGAACAAGAGAATTAAATGAATATACAAAACAAGCTTTTGGTGTTGATATATCTAACACACCTGAAGAAGAACTACCTGATTCTCAAGAAGAATTAGAACTACACATGCAGCTTAGTTATAAGCAAGCTGTTGAAATAGCAGAAGAGCAAGCTATAAATACTATATTTGATGGTAACAAATATGAGCTAACTAGAAAAAGAGTTAACTATGATTTAACTGTATTAGGAATAGGTGCTGTTAAAAATAGTTTTTCTAAATCAGAAGGCGTTAAAGTTCAATATGTTGATCCAACAAATCTAGTATATTCTTACACTGAATCTCCATATTTTGATGATATCTATTATGTTGGTGAAGTTAAGGTTATACCAGTAAATGAATTAAAAAAAGAGTTTCCAGAATTAACCAATGAAGATCTTGAAGATATTATAAAACAACCTCATCCAAACACAAACGGCTATAGCAAAGCAAATTATGATGATGTTGATAACAATCAAGTTGAAGTTTTGTATTTTAATTATAAAACTTACATGAATGAAGTTTATAAAATAAAACAAACAGCAACTGGAGCTAGTAAAATATTAATTAAAGATGATTCATTTAATCCTCCAACAGAGGTGTTAGATGATAAGTTTGAAAAAGTTTCTAAGTCTATAGAAGTTTTATATGAAGGAGCATTAATAACTGGTACAAAAAAACTATTAAAATGGAGCTTGGCTAAAAATATGATGAGGCCAAAAAGCGATTATACTAAAGTTAAAATGAATTATAGTATTGTAGCTCCTAGGATGTATAAAGGACGAATAGAATCTCTTGTAGGAAGAATAACTGGTTTTGCTGATATGATTCAGTTAACTCATTTAAAACTTCAACAGGTAATGTCTAGGATGATACCTGATGGTGTTTATTTAGATGCTGATGGAGTGGCTGAAGTTGATTTAGGTAACGGTACAAATTATAATCCACAAGAAGCTCTTAACATGTTCTTTCAAACTGGTAGTATTATAGGTAGATCAATGACTTCTGATGGTGACATGAACCCAGGTAAAGTACCTATACAAGAAATAGCTAGTGGTAGTGGCGGCGCTAAGATGCAAAGTTTAATAGCTAATTATAATTATTATCTTCAAATGATAAGAGATGTAACTGGCTTAAATGAATCTAGAGATGCTAGTACACCTGATAAAAATGCTTTAGTAGGTATACAGAAAATAGCAGCAGCTAATTCTAATACAGCAACTAGACATATATTACAGTCTGGTTTATTTCTAACAGCAGAACAAGCAGAGTGTATATCTCTTAGAATATCTGATATTATAGAGTATGCACCAACACGAGATGCATTTATACAAAGTATAGGTGTTCATAATGTAGCGACGCTTTCTGAAATGACAAATCTACATCTATATGACTTTGGTATATTTATAGAGTTAGCTCCTGATGAAGAAGAAAAACAAATGCTTGAAAATAATATACAAGCTGCTGTTGCTCAAAAAGGTATAGATTTAGAAGATGCTATTGATCTTAGGGAAATAAAAAATATAAAACTAGCTAATCAATTATTAAAAATTAGAAGAAAGAAAAAGCAAGAGAAAGATCAGGCTATTCAACAACAAAATATACAAGCACAAGCTCAAGCAAACGCACAAGCACAACAAGTAGCTGCACAGGCTGAAGTACAAAAACAACAAGCTTTAGCACAAACTGAAATGCAAATAGAACAAGCTAAGTCTCAAATGGAAACTCAAAAGATGACACAAGAGGCTGAGATAAAAAAGCAGTTAATGCAGTTTGAGTTTCAATTAAACATGCAATTAAAACAAATGGATTTAAATACTATTAACGAAAAAGAAAAATACAAAGAAGATCGAAAAGATAAAAGAACAAAAATACAAGCAACTCAACAATCTGAATTAATCGATCAAAGAAAAAATGAGAAACCACCTAAGAATTTTGAATCATCAGGTAATGATATACTTAGTGGTAACTTTAACTTAGGTTCGTTTGATCCTAAGTAATTATTTTTAATTTTTTATATTATATTATATTATGGCTAAAAAAACAAAAGAAGAAGTTGTTGAAAACACAACTGATGAAAAAGTCGAGTCAACACAGGGTGATGATAAGATTAGAATAAAAAAACCTAAATTCAGTAAAAATACAGACGAAGTTACTAAAGTAGACCTTCGAGATGTTAATAAATCTGAAGAAGAGGTGATTACTAAAGAAGAAGAAAAACAAGAAATAGAAGATGCCGTTCAAAAGTCAGAAACAGAGGAATTATCTGTGGGCAACGAATCCACAACTAGCGAGACAGTGGGAGAACAAGACTCCGAAAGCAAAGTCAAACAAGAAGAAAAAGAACAAGTTTCCGAGGATGAGGAAAGCAGCGTTCTCGAGGAGATAACGGACGAAGAAGTTGTTGAGCAGAAAACAGAAGAATTAACTGAAGAAGTTAAAGAAGCTGTTGAAGAAAAAAAAGAGACTGGAGTTGATTTACCTGAGAATATACAAAAGGTAGTTGACTTCATGAGTGAAACTGGAGGTACATTAGAAGAATATGTAAGATTAAATCAAGATTACAGTTCACTAGATGAAAAACAGTTATTAAAAGAATTTTATAAGTCTACAAAGCCTCACTTATCAAGTGATGAAGTAGATTTCTTAATGGAAGATTCATTTTCATATGACGAAGATATAGATGATGAAAGAGACATTAAGAGAAAAAAATTAGCGCTTAAAGAGCAAGTTGCTAGCGCTAAATCCCACTTAGATGGATTAAAATCTAAGTATTATGAAGAGATCAAAGCAGGTTCTAAGTTAACTAGTGAACAACAGAAAGCTGTAGATTTTTTCAATCGTTATAATAAAGAGTCAGACGAGACGAGTAAAGTAGTTGAAAAGCAGAAATTAACATTTAATAAAAAGACTAATGAGGTTTTTTCCAATGAGTTCAAAGGTTTTGAATATAAGGTGGGAGATAAAAGATATAGATTTAATGTTAAAGAAGCTGGTAAAGTGAAAGAGACCCAGAGTGACATCAATAATTTTGTTAGAAAGTTTCTAAACGAAAATAATGAGATGGTAGATGCTAAGGGTTATCATAAATCTTTATTTACAGCTATGAACTCAGACGCTATAGCTAATCATTTTTATGAGCAAGGCAAAGCAGACGCAATAAAAGAAAGTGTTGCACGAGCTAAAAATATAGATATGAACCCGCGACAAGGTCACGAAGGTTTTGTTAATGCAGGCGGAATAAAAGTGAGAGCGCTAACTGGTGATAACTCTTCTGATTTTAAGTTTAAAATTAAAAAATAGTTTAACATTAAAACAATAATAAAATGTCAGCAGTTAATCCAACCGCAGGTGGGAGTTTAAATTCAACTCCCTCACCGGTAAAACAAACGCTTAGTTCAGCGTATATCGATTTTACAGCTTCTGGAACAGCAGGATGGGCACAACAGTATTTGCCTGATCTAATGGAACAAGAAGCTGCAGTATTTGGTAAAAGAACTATTTCTGGATTTCTAAATCAAGTCGGAGCTGAAGAGCCTATGACATCTGATCAAGTTATCTGGTCTGAGCAAGGTAGATTACACATTAATCTTGCAGCTGTATGTACAACGGCAGCATCAGGATTAATAACTTTTAGTACAGCTCATGAATTAAGAATTGGTGATACTATTTTAGTACACAAAGCAGCAGCTACACTCAAGTGTTATGTATCAGCAGTCGGAAGTACAACTACCGTTACCGCATTACCTTACACTCAAGCAACTTTAGCTACTGGTTCATCTTTTGCAAATAGTGATGCAGTAACTGTATTTGTATATGGTTCTGAGTTCGCTAAGGGAACAATAGGTCAAACAGATGCTATTGCACCATCTTTTAAGTCATTTACTAACAAGCCAATCATTATTAAGGATATGTATGAGATTTCAGGATCTGATGCTTCTCAAATTGGTTGGGTTGAAGTAACTGGAGAATCTGGACAATCAGGTTATCTATGGTATTTAAAAGCTGAAGGTGATACTCGATCTAGATTCACTGATTACTTAGAAATGGCAGTAGTTGAAGGAGAGAAGAAAGTTGGTTCAGCTAATGCGGATGTTCCAGATGGTACTGAAGGTATGTTTGCCGCTATTACAGATAGGGGTCATATTACAACAGGTATAGCTGGAAGTAACACAGGTCATGATTTAGGATCTTTTGATAATATTCTAAAGAAGTTTGATGCACAAGGAGCTATTGAAGAGAATATGATTTACTCTAATAGAACTGTTTCCTTAGCAATTGATGATATGCTTGCAGCTCAGAACTCTTATGGTTCTGGTGGTACTTCTTACGGAGTATTTAGTAATAGCGAGGATATGGCTTTGAATCTTGGTTTTTCAGGTTTCCGTAGAGGATCTTATGATTTTTATAAGACTGATTGGAAATATTTGAATGACATTGGTTCAAGAGGCGCTTTTGGAGACAATGATATTCGTGGAGCTATTATTCCAGCTGGTGTTTCTAGCGTATATGATGAGCAACTTGGTAGCAGCATGAAACGACCTTTCTTGCATGTTCGATATAGGGCTTCTCAAACTGATGATAGAAAAATGAAAACTTTTATAACAGGTTCTGTTGGCGGAAACGTTACTTCGGATCTTGATGCTATGAAAGTGCATTATTTATCTGAAAGATGTCTAGTAGTACAAGGAGCTAATAACTTCATGTTATTAACCTAATAACAATTATTTAATAATTACCCTTGTCTAATGGATGAGGGTAATTTTTACACTTATTATATTATATTATATTATGAAAAAAACAGTAAAAAAAGAAACTCAAGATAGAGTTTTAAAAGATAGAGTTTATATTTTAAGAAAAAACTTATCACCACTAACTTACACAATAAAAAGTAGAGATATTTATTATTTTGATGAAGAAAAAGGTTTTGAAAGAGAATTAAAGTATACTGAAAATCAAATAACACCATTTGTTGATGAGTTTAAAGGTGATGCAAGATTAGCACATATAACTTTTGATGATGGAGTTTTAAAAGTTCCAAAAGAAAAACAAACCTTACAAAGGTTTATGGAATTATCTCCTGACAACGGTAAAGTTTATGAAGAGTTTGATACAGTACAAATAGCTGTTGATGAATTACAAGACTTAGAATTAGAAGTAGAAGCATTGACTGCAGCAAGAGGTTTAGACATAGAAATAGCTGAAGCAGTAATGCGTGTAGAATTAGGTTCTGAGGTATCTAGCATGAGTTCTAAGGAACTTAAACGAGATTTATTACTATTTGCTAAGAATAATCCAAGTTTGTTCTTAGAGTTAGTTTCTGATGATAATGTACAACTTAGAAATTTTGGTATAAAAGCTACTGAATCTAGTATTTTAAAATTATCTGAAGATCAAAGAAATTTTACTTGGGCTAGTAATGGAAGAAAAGTTATGACTGTTCCTTTTGATGAACATCCATATTCTGCATTAGCAGCTTTCTTTAAAACAGATGAGGGTATGGAAATATACTCTAATATTGAAAAACG